AAATTACTTTACTAATCGTGGCAGCCACTATAAACGCAACAGTAAAAGGAGAAAACGCTAATAGTTATGTCACGTTGACAGAAGCTAATGATTATTTTGATACTTCTCCAGATTCTTCTACTTGGACAAACAAAACAGATGATCAAAAGAAAAGAGCATTAATATCAGCTACAAGATGGATTGATACTTTAGTTTATTATGGAGATAGATGTGATGATGGACAGGCATTGAAATTTCCAAGAAATAATTACCAAGTAGATGGTGTCGAGTTATCTTGTTCTAAAATTCCGAACGGAATTAAATATGCACAATATGAATTAGCAAGGGCTTTAGCAAATGATACTGATGCTATTACAGGAACTACAGGGAAAGATGGTAATTTTTCTGAAGTACAGTTAGGAGATATACAGGTTAAATATAATACTGATAGTCAGGGAACTGGCTCTATAAATAACATTTTAGATGTTTACCCATGGCTACAAAGTTATCTTGGAGCATATATGTTAGGTGGAGCTGGTAGTTTTCAGATGAGGGTAGTTAGAGGATAATGGCAGGACAACTGGATTCATTATTTAAAAGTGTAGCGAAACAAGTTGTATCTGATCTTGGCAGTTCTTTTGATACAACTATTACTTATACGAAGAAGGCTTCGGGAACGTATAACACTAGCACTGGTGCTTACACAACAACAGATACCAGCTATAGTATCAGCGTTCCAATCGAGTTTATTAGATCAGAGGAAGATGTAGGTAAAGAAATGAGGAATGCAAAGTTATACATTACTCCCGATTTGATAGGTGATAATCAAGTTGATTTCGATGATGAGATTACATTGAGTTATGCGGGATCTAATGTTGCTGCAAAGATTTACGATATTGATACTAAGAAAGGCGGGCAAGTTTATTTATTTACAGTATTGGTACGGTTCTGATGGCTAATAAAGACTTATCGAAAAGTGATCCAATTGGTGATATTGAAGCTCAAATGAATCGTGATTTTAATACGGTTATAAGAAAAGCATATAATAGTTTATCTACAAAAACTCATAGTCCTGTGAGAACAGGATTTTTTGCAAGTAGTTGGAAGGTCGATACAAAAGCTGTTGCAGCAACAGATGACATTTTAAAACATGAACCTTGGGCAAGTAAAAAACGAGAAGAATCCATTGCTTTTTTTAGAGGGATAACAAATTTCAAACATACTCCTAAGATACAAAAAAGACATCAGATAAATAAAGAATACAATATAAAAAGACCTGTTTATATTGGAAATACTGTTAAATATGCTGCTTACGCTTTGGAAGGAGGTAAAATTCAGAATTTTGTCCAAGGACGTTTAGGTAAAATTATTAGAGAAACAATGACAGATAAGAGAGGTAAGTTATTCGTAGCATCAAGAAGAATGCAATCTTTTGGAACTTCTAAAGGTGGAGTAGGTTATTCTGAAATTAACTTTAAGGATTATCAATGACTTTAGTAAACGCAAGAGCAGCATTTGAAAAGGCAGTTACAGATGCAGTTGTAGCAGCAGATAATACTGTTTCAGTTGTATATGACAATGTTAATTTCGTTACTCCTGGTAAAACAAAAAAATATGTTGTGATGAATATGAATTTTACTCAATCCACTTTACAAAATCAGGGTGCATCGACAGATTTTTATGCGGGTGTTGTTCAATGTAATGTTTACGTCCCAAAAAATAAAGGTACTTCTGTTTTGTCTGCGATTAGCGAATCTGTTATTGATGGACTTACTTCAGTAAATGCTTCTAATTATTCAGATACTTTTAGCGTAAAACCGAGAGTACAGGATATAAATGGTCCCACAATGCTTGAAATTGAAGATAGAAGTCATTTCGTTGGAATAATATCTTGCCAATTCTCAGCCAATGCCTAGTATAATAGAGTAGCAGTACTTATTTTATGACTAGAGCAGTTGATCTTTTAAGAAACAAATTTGGAGTTTCTCAACTTTACAAACATGATGTAATGAAAGATGGAGAAGTTCAATTAAGTGTTTATTGGCACCCTTTGACTATTGCAGAGAGAGAAGCTATTTCCAAAAAAACAGGCACAGATGATACTAATGATTATGCTTTGCAGATGATGATTGAAAAAGCATTAGATAAAGATGGTACAAGACTTTTTCAAGATGGAGATAAGGCTTCATTAAGAAGAGAAGTATCAGCATCTATTCTCGAAGAGATAGAAATAGCAATGATTACAGTGGGAACTGATAAGGAGGTTAAAGAGGCTAAAGCCGATTTGAAAAGCAAATAAAGATTGGCAGTTCATATATGGTTTAGCAAAACAGTTACATAAAACTGTAGCTGAATTATGTGAAACTCTTACTATCGAAGAGATGATGGGTTGGGCTGCTTATGCAGAGATTGAAAATGATGAATATAAACAACAACAAGAACAAGCACAAAGAAATAGTGCTTTAAAAGGTAGAAGAAGGTAGAATAGAAATAATTTTATTATTCGGATAGAAAAGTGGCAGCAGGTTATGACGTAAATCTGAATATAGCTCTTAAGAATTCTAATAAGTTAATGCAACTCCGTAAGGAGTTGAAAGCAGTTGGAGAAGCTCAAGTTAGATTTAACAAAGCAGCTAGTGAAGGTAATGGAATAGCAGTTGCTACATTTAATAAATTAAATAAACAACTTTCAAAAGCAAAGGGGTTATTAAACAAGGCTGCATATGGTACGGACAGTTTTAAAAGAGCAGCAAGGGCATTAGTAAATGTAGAAAAAGAACATAATCATCAATTAAAAGAAAAAGAAAAGTTATTAAATAAGTTGAGAATGGAATCAGATCCTCTGTTTCAACTTAAGCAACAAAGAAAACAACAGATCAAAGAAAATATACGTCAAAATAGAGCACTTAGGTTTACAAATGTTAATCCTGGTCGACCTGCTGTTGTTGGAGATTATGGGCAAGTTGGAGGGAGAATAGGGCCAGCACAAGTATTAGCAAATTCTCAAGGAGGGTTTTTAGCGTTTAGTAAAATCGCTGAAAAAATTGAAACAGGAGTTAAAGGTATAGCTAAATCAAGTTCTCAAACCGCAAGAGTTTTAAGTTCACAGGCAGCATCAGCAGCATTTCAAGATTTACCATTTGGTGTTAAAGGTGGTCAAATAGGGCCAAGACAGGCTAGTTTGTTTAATAGATTAGGTTTTGGAAAAGGAGCAAGCCCTAGAGGGCCATTTGCTATGCAGGGAGGTGCAGGTTCAAGAGTAAAAAGTTCTCTGCAAAGTGGTTTAATAGGAGGTGGTTTTCCTTTGTTATTTGGTGGTGGCGGAGCAAGTGCAGTAGCAGGTGGATTAGGAGGTTTAGCTGGTGGAGCTTTAAGTGCTGGTGGAGGTTTTGCCCTTTCTATAGCTGCTACGGCTGCTGTATCAAAAATTCAAGAGGTTAGAAATTTTAGAAAAGAAGTAAAAGATTTAAATGAAGATCTTGAAGCTTTAGGAGCTAAAACATTATTTAGTAGAAAAGAACTCAAACAATTAGGAAAGGATTTAGATATTACAACCAATGAAGCTCTTGAGTTAGCAATTCAATTTAAAAAATTTGAAGGCGAATTAGGAACAAAATTATCTAAGATTTTTGGAAGTAGAGAAATATTTGATGCAACTGTAGGGTTAAAGGATTTTGAAAGTGTATTGGCTCGTATAAAAATATTAGGTGAAGAATTAACTTTAGAAAAAGAATTTGAAGCCTATAGCATTTTAAGTAAAGACGGAGCTGAAGCAGCAAGTGATTTCATTACTAATTTATTTATAGCTAATAAGCAACGACAATTATTTCAAGATAGGTTTAAAAACGATGTAAAGACTTTATTGCGTTCTGGTATTGAAGGAGTAAGTACCGATCCTTATTCTAATCTTAGACCTGTTTCTGAAGATTTTGCAAAAAATATTAACCAAATAATGGCTACAAATGTTGAAATACAACAAATAATGAATGATCCTAAATATTTATTGTCTAGGGGTGGTTTAACTGCTGAAGGTTTTGAGAAAGTTAATGCAATTTTAAAAGACATTTTAAGTAATAATGATAAACTTCGTGCAGCTTTAAAATTATTACCAGATGATTTTGATTTAAGTACAGCATCAGTTGAAAAGATAGTTGAGCGACTTAGTGAAGCAACAGAAAAATTACAATTCCTTCAAGAATTTAAAGCACCTGAAGAAGAAATAAGAAAATTACTAAACCCAATGCGACAAGTTTTGGATTTAAGTAATGAAATAAAAATAGGATTTGAAGATTCCTTTAAGGGAATTATTAAAGGAACAATGAGTGTTCAAGATGCTTTTAGAAGTATGTTAAATAGAATTGCAGATTATTTTCTTGATTTTGCTGCACGACTTCTTGCATTACAAGTTCAAAAAGGATTCTTAAGTTTATTTAGTAGTATGTTTGAGGTAGGAGATACAGGTTTAACCAAGGGAGATCCAATGTTAGGGTCTAGATATTTGTCGGGGAGAAAAAGGGCAAATGGAGGAATAGTAGATGCAGGTAAAAGTTATATGGTTGGGGAACGTGGTGCAGAAATGTTTGTTCCAAATGCAGGTGGTCGTATAGTTTCTAATTCTGATCTTGGAGGTTCAACAAATATTGTAGTTAATGTAGATGCTTCTGGTTCTTCTGTTGAAGGAGATGAAGAACAAGGTAGAGAACTTGGTCGGATGATTTCAGTTGCTATACAATCAGAATTAATTAAACAAAAACGACCAGGAGGTAT